CCCGCGATCATCGTGAGACCGACAGGGATGAGCCCGTCAACGATGTACCTGGGCGGCTTCATCTTCTTGGTCATCAGGTCGCCAAACTGTGTGCCACGGATGGACATGTCTCCCTCTCAAACTGCTGTGTGTTTCTGTGTCGTTGTTACTTCCCCCGAGGGGGTCTGGCTTAGCAAGGTAGCTACACAGTAACACACGACACAGTGGTGTCAAGGAGAGAGTGAACGACACACACAGAGACAACACACACAGCAGTTTCAGGGGGTACCTACCTATGCCCTTCAACTGTTGAACTTGCAAACCGAATCAGGAGAACCCTCGACTGATTCACTTCGGAAACCAAGAAACCCCGGACCTCACGTAGAGGACTCCGGGGTTCTCGGACCTTGTTGCCAGCACCGCACATCACATCAGCAGGAGCGGGTACGTGTTCTACGTTAGCAACCAGGTCAACGTGATCACAAGTTCATCAGTGGACCATGATGGGTAGACCGGGTGATGGAGGGAGGTGAGTCGTATGGTGTCCAGTGCAGGAGGCAAGAAGGGTTACGTTACCAAGTCGCGTCAGTCTGCCTACAAGGCTTTGCGCGCCGAAGGCAACAGCAAGTCCAAGTCCGCTGCCATCGCCAACGAGGGCGTGACCAAGACAGGTCGTAAGGCCATGGCGAAGAAGGCCGCCCGTACCCGTGCACGTAGTCGCAAGTAGGGAGACCAAGTGGGCAAGCCCCGCAATCACATGAAGCTCTACCACGTGTACGTCTTCGTGGATGACGTCCCAAAGTTCCGTGCGAACAACATCCCGGAGCACGACCTGGACACCACGATTCAGGATGCAAGGAAGTTCATCGAGACTGAGGGCGGCGAGCTTGAGGTCTTCGTCCACGAACTGACCCGTGCTTTGAACCACCACTGATTCGGATAGCAAGAGACCCGGCTCCCGAGGTACTGGGATGACCGGGTCTCTTGTCGTTCAGGTGTTGAAGAGTCAGCGCTTGTTCCGCTTGCTCTCCGAACCGTTGCCCTCGTGACCGGTCTGCTCGGTCTCGTCGGCAGTCACGGTCTCCGAGGAGAGCTGAGCACGGGTCTCGTCGTCCAGGCCGGAGTCCGGCTCCACCGCGTCGTTGTAGTCGCCTTCGGCCCGCTCACGCATCTCGCGCTCGGCCTGCTGCTGAACCGTCTCGTGCTCGCTCAGGTGGTCGTGGTCGCTCATCTTCGGGTTCCTCTTCCTGCTCTCGTGCCGGACACTTACGTTCCTCTACCCGTTCTTCACGGTACCTAACCACAACACCTACGACACGACCAGGCCGACGATGATGTACGTCGTACCAGCGGGGAGCAGGAGCACGCGGTCACTGGCTGCCGGGGTGTAGGAGTCCAAGTGCGCGTAGCCCTTGGTGGACATGGTTGCTTCGCCGTCGAAGGTGATGAGCGGTAGGCCAGTCGTGTACGCGGGGTCCACTGTCGCGAACCTCGCTTTCCTGTAGTTCAACTTCTGAAGCTCATCCCCGATGATGCGTCGGACTTCGCCCCAGAACTCAGCAGCGGCCATCATCAGATTTGCACCATCCTTCGCGCCGTGTGCGTCATGGTCGCACCTTCCTTCAAAGGCAGCGACCACTTGCGTTCGTTGTACTTGGCCGACAAAGCAAGGTCGTCGTGCACCACGTCGTAGACATCGCTGTGTCCGTGGATGGGCATGATAGCCGTGGAGAAGTCGATGGCCTCGTACACCTGGCTTGCTTCGAATGCCAATCGCAGAACCTTCGCGTCCAACGAGTCCTGGTCTGCCGCGTCCTGTTCAGTTCGGAAGTCAACGATGGTCCGCCCACGTGACACCGTGCTTGTAGGACTTGAAGGATTGGAGTTGGTGTACGAAGACGACAGCATCCGCTCAGGATCGGAGACCACCAGCACCCACTTGTTGGCGACGCTGTAGAGGTCCAGGGTCTGCGATGCACCCGGAGTGATGACTGAGACTTCATCGGTCGCGTACGTGTACGTGGAGGGCTTCTCCGTGGGGCTCTTGTAGGGACGCACGATCGCCGTCCCCTCCTCATCGAAGAAGAGGGCTTCGTAGTTGATTGCGGCAATAAGGTCATTGATGATCTGAAGCTTGCTGGTGCCGACGTCCCACTCCATCGTTACCGGGATCGTCTTGCTGGACGGAGTGATGGACTTGTTCACCGAACCAAGCAACGTACCGACCACGGTTGTATACGCGTCACCTGCCGCAGCAACCGTACGTTCGTCAACCAGGTCATCGCGGAACACCACCAGTTGGTCGTAGGCGTCCACGTCCCGAACCACCTGACCTGAGTCCGTGGTCTGCCGTGTCGGGGAGGACAGCACGAACACACCCTGCGGCCACTCGACGTAGTTCTCCGTCCCAAACCTTCCGGTCTGAAGTCCCGTCTTGTACAGCAGCTCTGCCGTGTCGTCATCGATGTAGGCACTGAAGATGGAGACGTCATCGACGTAGCCACACCAACCGTTCGCGCTGTTGCCCCGCGACTTGCCGATGTGGAACGAGCCGCCGCCATCCGTGATGCCGACGCTGCCCTGCCCCGACTCACCACTTGGAGTCTGAAGTACGCCGTTGATGTACATCTTCATCGTCTTGCCGGACTGCCACGTCATGATGACCTGCATGAGGTCCGTGCTCTGCGTGTTGGCTGGCGATTCAACGGCTACATAACCGGTGCCGTTGCTCACCGACTCAGCGCTGTTGCGGAGGTAGACCTCGGTGCGGATCACGTTCGTTGCACCACCGATGTTTCCCGTGGCGTCGAACGTCATGTTGATTGCAGATGGAAGTGTCGTGATACCAGGGTTGCGGCCAACGATCCACCCACGGTTGTGCCCGATGGAGTCAGCCTTGATCCAGGAGATGACGGTGATGGCGTCATGTCCGGCAAGCCACGACGCGTTCAACCGACTGAAGGCACCGGCTGCTGTGGTGTCGAAGTGGAACGAGGAACCTTCGGAGAGCAAGCCCTGCTGTGCTCGTTCAACCGATGAAGTCGAGACGGTCAGCTCATCGAAGTACACGATCGGCGTTGCACCACCGACACCACTTGCTTGCACAAGCCATCGCGTGATGTTCGCCCAGTCCGGTGTTCCGACCACGCTGAAGTTGTCCTTCGTGAGGACAACCTCGTACCAGGTGTTGTTCGCCTTGGTGAAGTTCACCGAGGACATGCCGTAGTAGAAGTAGTCGGTGCCAGCAGTGGTCACCATGACCAGCCGGACACCGGTTGCCTGTGCCCAGTTGGTGCTTCGGATCGCAATGCGGAACCCGGCTTCATCTCCTGAATAGTCTGCGGTGACGGTCTTCCTCATGCCGGACGGGTTGCCTGTGTTGGCGGGGATGAGCTTCACGCAACCGTTGCCCGCATACCCGATGGTCAGATCGTGCGCCTCGGTACCGCTGCTGAAGTTCGCGGTCCAACCGGTGTCCATGTCATCGATCGAACCGATGAACCCGTGCCGTCCGTTCCCGCTGATGTCCTGCACCACGCCAGGGTTACCGCCAGGAACGAACGGTGTGTTCACGTTGTCAACGAGGGCAGCCTGATTCGCATCCGAAGTACTCCAGTGTCCGACACGAAACCCAGCAGTCACCGACGTTGCGGTCCACCCGTAGGTGTAGCTGACGTGCTCGGTCCAGTCATACCCATTCGTTGAGGTGCTGAAGAAGAACACACCACCGGACTCACGGATGCGCCACCACGCGTGCAGGTTGGCGTTGTACGGCGCGATGACCTGAGCCGTGGGGGTCGCACTGGTGTCGTAGATCCGAGCCTCGATGTTGCCGTTGATCAGGATCAGCACGGCCTTCATGGTGTCAGGATCGCTGCCCCGAACTTCCATTGCGAACTCGTGGCTGCTTCCGTTGTACGGGAACACTTGCGCATAGAAGTACGACCCGAGTGCGTTCCATCCGGGGGAGACGATGCTGACGTACGAGGATGCGGATGGGATCGACATCTTCCTGTTGACCACGGTTGCATTGTTGTCTCCCGCGCTCCACTTCGTGTAGTCGACCGCAGTGCCGGTGAACCTGTCCGTTAGGTTCTGAAGGCTCAGTGGCTGGACGTTGGTCGGACCTGTCTTGTCGTCCATCGCGTACCGAGCAAGCATGTTGGGAACCGAACCAAGCGCGCTGTCGTACGACCGTACAACGCTTGGCATCGCAAGTCGTGCGTACGGCTTGATCCGGTTGTTCAGGAAGTTGATGTCGCCGGTGTCGGTCACGGTGAACTTCGCGGTGCGCTTGATGTCCGCGTTTGCGTCGTAGTCGACCGAACCACTCATCACGTTCGTCAGGTCCGTGATGCGCTCGTTCGCACTGTCCAGCAGTTCGTACCTGAAGGTCCAGCGCCGAGAACCACGGATACCACGAAGCGCTTCGTAGACTTCAGCCTCTGAATAACCGTGCTGTGCAACCGTCAGCATCTCAGCTCACCATCTCCGTGTAGTCCGCGCGCTCGACGGTCATCCCAACGGCGCTGCCCCAACGCTGATCCGAGACACCGACACCACCGGCCACGCCGAAGATGACCCGTCCTCGATTGTCGCGGTAGCAGAACACATCCCGTCGACGCACCAGGTTCTGAAGGTAGCTGACACCGCTGAGCCATTCGTCTCCGAAGGGGACATCGAACGTCGCGGACACGTTCTCCTCCTCGTTGTCTCCGAAGTCGAACACCGGCGAGGTACGACCGACGAACTTCATCGACGTTGCGGACACCGAGACGTCGCTCTTGCGAGTCAGGTTCCCGTAGAGGAAGTGCGTGATGGTGCCAGCCGGGTCATCCGGATCGTGGATGTACACGCCCTTGAAGGAAGTCACCACGATGTTGCCGATGGCACTTGCGCTCTGCGAAGAGTTTGCGATCCCAAGAACGTAGTACTCGTACCAGATTCCAGAACCAACCGCGTAATCGTTGTAGCTTCCGTTGTAACCGAGGTTTGCGATGTGAACCCAATCGGTCTCACCGGACTTGCGACGGTAGAGCTGGTTCGTCGTCACCTCGGGAAGGTCACCGGTCGGAGTCGGATTGTTCACCACCCCGTGGACGTAGGCGGTCTCGTTGGTCAGCACGATGGTCGGAGTCATGGGGTTGCTGAAGGCGGGAGTGATGAGGCGCTGTGCGGTGTTCGTCTCGACCAGAGCACCACTTCGCGCAGTCACCTCGACGCGGTACTCCACGCCGCTGCTGAGCCCCGTAATCACCTTGGAGGTAGCCACACTGGCAACCCAGCCCGTATCGCTGTGTACGGCGCTGTCAGAGGTCCGGATGACCCGAACCTTGTAGGCGGCCTGAGTTGCCCCGGTGACCGACCACGTGACGGTGTAGTCGGCGGGGATGTTCCCAGGGTCGTTGTCCACCGAAGGCGCGATGATGGTCAGCGTTCCAGCGGTTGAAGTATCGAACTGTCCGTAGGCGCTGTAGGGACCGACTTCATCTTCAAAGTCCCACGTGCGAACACGCCACTGGTACGTCTCACCGTTGGTCAGCGTCGCGGCCGTGATGACCCGCTGAGCCTGAGTGGACGTCACCTTGCCGGTCGAAACAACAGTGCTGCTGTCCGACACCTTCACGATCTGAAGTTCGTATGCGCTCTGGGTGTCTCCCGCATTGGGGTCGTTGAAGGTCCACGTCAGTGTCTTCGAAGCCGAAGCGTCGAACGGTGCGACGGCTGCCAGGGTCGGGGCAACAGGAGGCAGGTTGATGCTGTCGTTCACGTACTGCGTGGAGTGCACGCCACCACTGGTGATGTTCGCGATGGAGACGCGGACGTTCCTCCCCGCGATGAATCCCCTTGCGACCCGAAGTGACACGTCTGTACTTCCTGAAGCACCGATTGTTGCGACGCTCACCTCATCGATGTTGGCCTGATAGGTGGACATGTCGATGCTGGTCTTCTTCAGCAGCCGCGAGTCAGCCACGTCCAGGTAGTAGATCCAGAGCACGTTGAAGTTCTCGTCGTACATCGCGTCCCATGCCGACGTGGCGTTGAGAGCCGAAGCCGTGGGGAACGAAGCAACGATCGCACCCATGTCTTCGAAACCGAAGTAGGACGAGGACCACGACCACACCACGACACGGCCACCGCTGATGGTGACGAAGCGCGAAGAGTCGATCGGAATGACGCGCAGCTTGGAGTTGGGGTCGTGGAAGATCGCCGCGTTCGGTCGGCCACCGACACCGGCCCTATTCGTGATGGTGCCATCCGATGCGATGTTGTAGCCCTGCACCGCAACGTTGTCGTCGGCGTCGTACGTGGCGATGGCACCACTTGTTCCACCAACTGAAGAACCGAGGTTGCAGATGTCCAACCCGGTGCCGGTCTCGTTGGGGTAGTCGACGTACTCAGCGGACGAGTACAGCGACATGAACGAAGCCAGCGTTCCGGACTTGGCAATCAAAGTGCCAGCCCCAGCAAGCATCGCATCACAGTTCACCGTGGCGCAGTGCATCATCCCGGTCTTGCCGGTGTGAGCAGCACGAGACACCGCCACCATGCACATGCCGTTGCCACCGGTGTTGTGCCACACAGCAACGACGTTGTTGGTGAACGAACTGGCGGACGTGACGTAGGCCGGAAGGTCGCTGCTGATGGTGGTTCGTTCAGTCCATGTAGAAGCGCCGGTCTTCTCCAGCGCTTTGCCCACCAATCGGTTCGGCAGGTTCGGCGCTACACCGAGGATGTAGAGGTTGTCGCTGGAGTCCCTTGTAATCGCAAGTTGCTGAAGTGCGTACTGCTGCACGCTGAAGGACGTCGACAGAACCAGGGTTGCGAGCGTCGACACAGAGGTACCGTCAAACCGCTTCACAGCCACGCTAGGCGTCGTGAAGTCGCCGTTGAACTCCAAGTAAGCCTCGGTACCGTCCGAGAGCTGTACATGGCCCTGACCGCCGACGAACACCATCGTGGACTGACGGATCGTTTCGACCACCAACATGGGGTCGTTGCTCGTGCCTCCACCCTCAGGAGTGTTGACGCCGTTGTACTCCGAAGTGGTTGGTGCGGTTCCACTTCGAAGTTTGCTGGACGAAGCCACCACACGCAGCGGGTTGGTACCGGTGACGCGGGTACGAAGTGTGTCACTTCCAGCTCGAAGTCCGCGAAGGTTACCGGGTGCGTTCTGGACATCCTGAATTGTGCCGAGCAACGAGAGGGAACCCAGCGTTCCACCAGGCACCCAGTCAGCGGTTGTCAGTGATGCGCCGAAGTCCCTCTCCCGGATCTCGATGTCCCGCGCAGGTGCACCGATCGAGTAGATGTTGAAGACGTCGAAGTACGCGGACACCACCTTCTCCGTCGCGGCAATACCGGAGATGGTGAACTCCATGAAGTACTCCCACGCCTTGTACGTTCCGCTCTGAAGTTGCTGCCCCAGCAGGGACACACCATCAGCCGGACCGATCGTGGCGAGGTTGCTTCCGTTTCGCGCGTTGGTGTAGTTGGCATCCGAACTGATCAGCTCACCGTCAGGCGTAACGGTGTTGCCGAAGATGAGGTAGACGGTCACGACGACATCACCCTTCCTGTACGCCCTGACGCGTACTGCACGACCGCCTGTGCGATTGCCGCAGCCGGGTCTTCCCTGTGCGCCTTGCCACGCACCATCACGTCACCGTCCGGGTCCTCCACCAGGATCGGCGGGTTCACCACAACGAAGGTGTCTGAGAAGTTCAGTGCGTCTACTTGCGCCACGAACTTCACCGCGTTGTTCTCCGCGTCCAGTTCAACCGATGAAACAGTAACGCCACCAACCTCAGTCACATCACTCAGTGCGTCGGCTGCACGCTGGGCACGTTCCGATGCCTCCATGTCATCACCTTCCCGCGCCACTGCGTGCGCTCTGCTGAAGCTTCGAAACCCAATCAAGCAGTTCCTGGATCGTGCGGAACTTGGTCGGGTCGATCGTCAGGTTGATGGGACCGCTGAACGTCGTTCCACCACCAGCACCAGCAAGCGCGGTAGGAGCAGCGGTCATCGTTGGGATGGATGCCGTAATCCCGCTCAGTTGCGCCCTGAGGGCCGGAAGCTGCATGTCGATACCTCGGCTGAGCCCCTGCATGATTGCGCGCCCAGAAGGCGTCAGGAGCTTGCGGTCGGTATCCATCGGACCCTTCCAGTCCGGGATGAGGTTCGTGACTTCGCCAAGCTTGCTCTTCAGCTTCCCGATCATGTCGCTGATGCCGTTGAGCAGACCCTGCAAGATGTCACGTCCAGCGTTGTAGAGCAGGCTTCCGAGGTTGCCCACTGCCGACATGATTCGGCCTGGAATCCCAGACACGAACGAGATGAGGGCACTGACCTTCTCCGTCACCCCGTCCTTGATCTTCTGGAAGAACCCGATGACCGTCATCACGACGCTTCCGATGGCAAGCAGGTTCGCCTTGAAGTTGTTGACTCCCTCGATGATGCGGTCCTTCAACCAGTTAATGACGCCAGACACGAACGTCAACATCTTCTGGAAGGCTTCGCTCATCTTCTGCGTAACGCCTTGCGATTCCAAGAACTTGTTCAGGAGCTGAACGACCCAACCAATTGCGTTTGCAATCGGCGTCACGATGGCGATGATGACCTGAATCAGAGCCTGAAGCACGACCGCCAGGATCTGGATGACGGGGGTCAGTGGGATCAGGGCGATGTTCAGCAGTGTCGCGATGAGCTGAACCAACGGTGTGATCGCAGGCATCAGGGCCATGAACAGTTCACCGACCAACGCAAGGATCGGCGTCAGCGGTGTGAGGATCGCGGTCAGCAACTGCATCAGGATCGGGATCAGCATGTTGAACAACGGCATGAGCGCCTGGAGCGCGGCACCGAGGATCTGACCCAGCACCTGGCCCAACATCGTCACGATCGGTGCCAGCATCTGAATCACCGGAACCAACGCGGACAACAGGATCTGCACCACCGGCATGATGATGGGAACCAGCGTCGCGATGATCTGTGCGACTGCGGTGATTGCAGGTGCAAGTCCAACAGCGAGCGAACCGACCAGCGTGCCCACCACAGGAGCCAGTGTCTGTAGCGCCTGAATGATCGGGGGCAGTGCGATGGCGAGTGCACCACTGAGGGTCTGTCCCAGCATCGCGATCACAGGTGACAGTTGCGTTAGCAATCCGGAGATGATGGGCAGGATGCTGCTCAGCGGACCGGACAGTGTGGTGACGAGCATCCCGAGCACAGGCAGCACCATGCCGAGAACCTGACCGAAGATGCCGCTCACGCCAGCCAGCACCTGGAAGACACCGGTCAGCGCAGACATGCCTTCAGCGCTTGAAAGGAAGGTGTTCACCTGTCCGATCAGCGCGCCGAACATCCCCATCATGTTGCCGCCACCAGCAGACGCGGCAGTGAACACCGAACTCAGGATGCCGCCGATTTGGCCCAGCAACTGACCCAGAGAACCCAGCACGGACAAGCCATTGCTGATCCAAGTCTGAAGCTCTCCGCTTGCCGCTGCCCTGTCCATGAAGTTGGCGAAGCGTTCAGTCACATCCTGGAAGCCGGAGGTCAGCCCAGGAAGGAATGTACTTCCAACCGAAATCAGTGGGACGAACCCTGCCGCGATGTTGGGCAGACCGGCTGCGACGTTGTCGATAGCACCGCCCATGTTGGTCAGCGAACCGCGAATCATCTCCACGACGTCCGGGAACTTCAGGAACGTCATGAAGGAACTGACGGCCTGACCGAAGCTGAAGGACACAGCACCCATGGCCTGAGACAGCATCGGGAGGTACGTCTTCCCGACACCCTGGATTTGCGTTCCGAACTGACCCCAGAAGTTTCCTTGCACCACGAACTTCAGAGAGTCCAGATCCTTGCGCAGACCGACGATCGCCTTCATCGCCTGCTGTGCGGTCGGAGGCATCTTCTTGATGGCCTCGTTGAACTTCTCCGTATCGCCACTCAGTCCGGCCTTCAGCGCGTCACCAACGCCAGAGAAGGCCAGCTTGAGGGAGAACATCGCGAGTGCTGCTGCACCGGCTACGGCAGGCAGGATGCCGATCGCACCGATTGCAGGTGCAAGTGCCGTGACGAGTCCGGTGATGATCTGAGGGGCACCCGCGATGAGGAACCCCTTCATGGACATGATGAGGAACCCGGCTGCTTTCTTGCCGAACTCAATGATCCAGCCGAAGCCGAGACCACCGAACCCGCCACGGATTCCGAGCCCGAAGCCACGACCGAAACCGCGAGAGCCGCCCTGTCCCGCACGGACGAAGCGACCCTCGCTGTCTCGCAGTGTTCCGTCTACCTCACGAACGATCTGGTTCGCGCTTGCCCGTGCGCCGTGGAGATCGGCCCGAGCAACGATCTCGACATGTCCCGAGCCGACCAGGAACGACATCTCACCCTCCGATGTGGCTCAAGAGGCTGTTGCGACCTGGGCTGTGCGGAACATCTACCGCAGGTGCATTGGCTCCCGAACCGCTGTATGTAGGAGCCGAACCGTTCTCCCGCTCCTGCTGCTGTTGCTCTTTCATCGCTTCGTTTTGCTGGAGGGTCTGCATCACACCGGCGTAAGCCCCACAGCGCCACGCCAGCTTGAAGAACCTAGATGCGGTCAGATCCCCGTAGTCGCCAACTTCCGGATCGAAGTGAATCCTGTAGAAGACCAGGAAGTCGGCGGCTACGTCGTCCAGGTGGTCAATAACCCACAGGACTTGAGCTGCCCGCCCTAGGAGTTTCCCTGCATCTTCTCCATCGCTCCGAGCATCTTGTTGGTGACGATCACCATGATCTGCTCCATCTCGTCTTCACCGATGTCTTCCGACTCGGCCATGACGTTCATGGTTTCGTCACCAAGCAGGTCCGCCATCGCAACCGCCATGGCGTACTCCCCACCTTCATTCCGCAAGTTGTTCAGGTACTTGATGGCGAGGTTCGGGCGAACGGTCTTCGGGATGAAGTACTCCGTCTGCTCGTTGGTCTCGTCGTCTTCGAGAATGAAGAGCACTTCCTGCTCGACATCCTTCGCCGCGCCCTTCTTGATGACGACCGGCTCGACCACCATGTTCGGGTCGTACTTCCGGCCGACGACCTTCTCCAGTTCCTGGAGCTTGCGGTTGCCCTTCGACTTGTTGCTCATTGCGGTCTCAATCTCCTTGGTTGCTGTTGCTTGGGAACTGAAGTTGTTGAAGCGCTTGGTTACGCGCCAACCTCATCGACCCAGTCGACCGGCGAGGTGGTGTCGTCCACGTACCGCGCGCTGAAGGTGACCGGGTACACCCACTGGTTGTCCTTCTTGTATGCCGACTCGATGTTGTCGATGGAGATGACGTCCTTGCAGATGACCCGCCGACGCTTGTTCCCGCCCGGTGCCCAGCCGTCCACGATGATGATTTTCCCGTCCGGGAACATCGCAGCCTGACCGGGGATGAGGGCGTACTTCTTGTAGGCCGTGGCACCCGTGCCGCCGGTGCTGATGACGCCACCGTTGAGCGCGAGCTTCAGGTTCTCCAGCGTGCCTTCGGCGAGGTTGGTCTTCACCTGAACCTGCCGCTTCGTCATGCGGTGGTCCACCTCGTC